GCCGAAATGTGGAACGTCGTTCCGAGTGAGCCTTCAACAGCCATAATAACCTCTAAAATTTACTATTAATAGTAGTTACATTATAACATATCATTTAACGGGCTTTTGCTTAGACTTGATGTGGCGTATCCATTTGTCAGCTTTAGCTTGGAACTCGCTTACAGTTACGCCCACCATGCCATAAGGCGCTTGAATACTGTAGCCGTCGCGGGTTGTTTTTGTTGTCGCGTATGGGCCGGTTCCCCACAGACCATATTCTGCCACCACGGCATAGGGTTTATTATTGACGTAGTAGAAAACATCGCCGTCGTTCATAGATTTAATGACGTTCACCGCTTTAGCTACAGTTGCACCGCCGCTAGTGTCTACGTTCTCGATGTCGCTAGTTGCGGGTGATCCGATAGTTGGCTGCCACGAGCCGCGAAGGTCGCCTTCGTCTACCGGCGTGCGCTTAGTAGTTGTCTCTACTAGGTCTATAGATGTTAGCTTCGCCATTTCTAGCAAGTCCATACCCCTCAGTCGCGCTATCTCTGCCAACTGAGCGCCGACTTTCTTCACGCTACGGCCTCGAAGAAAACGCGAACAGCGCAGGTATTCCACGCTCCTTGCTTGATGTTTGGTGACTTAGATATATTCAGGATTCGCAATCCGCCAGAGAGATACCGATCTGCGGCAAAGTGCTGCTTTATCATGTCAGCCATTGTGTTGATCGGGTAATTGCCTTGCCCTCCCGGATAGTTCAAAACAATGTTGTAAATCCCACCAACACGATCAGTTAAGCCGTCGATTGTAAGCAATTCTCCGTCGTTGTTCAGCGTCGCAGGTACTATGAAAGGCGTGCCGATAACGGGATTGTACAACTCATCATCAGGTGGATTAGCATAAGCCACATCAGGCAACCCAGACATTAGGCTGAGTCGATAGTCTAGCGCGCTCTCTAACTGTTGTAGTGATACCATTTTACACCCTCAGCGCTACTATGTTGATGATCGTGCCACCGTCGTTATCGTCGATAGGCGTTATTCCGTTGATGTAGTACGTTACACCTTCGGCACCCGTTACCTTATAACCGACTTTTAACACCGCGCCTGACTCTGACTCAATATGTGCTAGCTTAACAGTCTGAATCGCTGCGTCGTCGCTAGTGAATCGTATGCCGAGCTTATCAATGCGGTTCTTTGTTGCTGCCGAGAATACAGCATAAGCGGTTTCTTCAACGTCTGCCCCTGTTGAATACTCACCAGTGACCGGATTGCGGACTGAACCGCTCGTGTGCGACACGGTTACAAGCTGGCCGTATTTCTGTATAAGATCTTTAGCCGTTCCTTTAAGTCGTTGCTGTAGCGCTGGCATGTTAACCCCTGCTCATAATCTGAATAGATGAGCTAGTGCCGCCCGTCACGAACTGCGCCATGATTCGCGCCACTTCTTCGTGAATAACGGGGCGATACTCGGCTTGCTTTTGTTCTGCCGGTGTTGCGTATTCAACTTCAACCGCGCCTTCTACCCTCTCGCGCTTAACGCCGGTGACGCTATCCGCTAGCTCAGCTTGACGGTTAGTTTTGCTCAGATGATACGCTTGCAACGCAGTAGCTCTCGCTAGCTGAATAGGGAATACCGTGTAATCAGTGTTAACCAGTCCGGTACGGGGATCGGTTACGCCCGTGCGGGGCCAGTACAGCGCGTATGATGCGTCGTAGATTTTGCCGTGGTAGTTCTCGCCGTACACGTCATCTAACAGAGCAGTTGCTGACTTGAGCGCAATGTCTTGATCGCTGATCACCGTAGCAATGTCTTGATCGCTGATCACCGTAGCATAGTCTTGCTTATACGGATCATTAGACCAAACTTCTACAGCATAAGCGTTAGAACAATATGAATTAGCCGTAGGGCTTGGGATTGCGTCAACAGCCATGAGTAATACCTGAAAAGTTTTAATGTCGTTAGTATAACATATTGACAGCTAGGTTAAGTGTCTGTATAGTTGGCTTATTGATAGCACTCATGATAACGCGTCTGGACATTTGCGGTCGCTGTTAATTAGCTTGCTAGCCATTCAGAGGTGATACATGGATAAGAAACAATTTATAAATCAAGAAGTTGATAAGAATAAACGATCGTTTGGCAGATGGTATTCTACACGGAAACGCAATGCAGCAGACCCTATAAAACTTCTACACGAAGCGCCACCACAAAATGAAGAGGAGGCGCTGCAGCATGGCAACGCATTAGCAAATACAGGGAATTACCCATCAGGTACTAGCGAGTGTTTTAACGTAGGTATATCTGGCGGTTGCTGCCCTGAGTGCTTCGTGTACCTGAAGGGTGAATGTTGCGAACCTGCGGAAATGATAGAACGGCTGGAAGGCGATGACGAATTAAAGCGCCATGCAGAATTGTATGGCTAACCTGTAAATTGGCTTGTTGATAACGATTGGCGCTGTGGCGCAGGAGAATTATATGGTAGATGAAGTTGAATTTGATATTATGGATGCTGATGATCAGAGTAGATCGGAAGATGATTTTTATGGTAATTTCGATTACGACCCAAGAGCAGCGGCGAGAAAAAAAGCTGGGCGAAAGTTAAGCGAAAGAGAGTGGGAGAAGGCGATTAACGACACCTTTACCGACTCAAGCGGATGCTACTAGCAACCCAACACACGGCGCTCATTGCGCCAATGACTTGGCAAGACTAGGAGAATCAAAAATGACTAAAGTAATGTTTGTAAATCAATTCGGTCAAGCGGAAACCAAAGATATGGATTACATACCGAGAATTGGAGATATTGTTCCTGTATTTTGCGAGCCGTTTCTAAAGGTTAAAGCGGTAGAATGGTTCCCTGAAATGATAATGCCAGAACTCAAATTTTCAGGCGTCGACGTTCTAGTCACTGTGGAGTAAACAAATGACCTACTACAAACTACTAAATAACATCAAGAAACACCTAAAGCACACGCCTACTGTAGGCGCTGCATTATGCAGAACAACAGAAATTGCAGATCAAGAGCTATTAAAGCTTGACGGCAACGAGGCATGGGATGTATTCTTAGGCAAATACGTTAAACGAGACGGGAGTGTTAGGGTATGAGTTTTACAATGTTTTATATAATTACTGTTTTACTGTCTTTGCTGAGTTTATACTACAAAGAGAAGGTGTATATTTACCTTAATGTTGATGATCGAGAGCAAGGTGGTGGGATAATAGTTTCTTTTATACCAGTACTAAACCTAGGCGTAATTTTAATATGCCCATTAATTACAAGCTTTGTTCTAATTAAGTATGCAATAAGAGTGTATATCCTTAAAACAGGCGATACACCACAGAGTAATTTCATGACAAATTAAATAAATGTTTTAAAATCAAAGAATGGCTAGGAGAAGAGTTATGAAACTTGAAAACAATCATCATGTAAAGACATCTGATATGAGTGGATATCAATATCGCAGAATTAGAGATAAGATCAATGCACAGTATGGTTCATCAGCACCAATTATGACGAACTGGAGGGATTGGAAATATGTTGGAGTAAGAGGCGAGGGCATATACTATGCTGATTCTTACTTTGAATCACACCCAGAAAAACTACTAACCATCGACCAAGCGCTAGCAGATGATGAGTCAGACGATCTAATCGACGCAGTGAACGAGATGCGAAAAGTTAACAATGAGATAGAAAAGCTATTCAAGCGCAAAGCAGAGTTAGAGAAAATCATCTGCGACGGGCTTGATATTAGTTGAGCCTTATATCAACCCGCCTACCATTAGCATAAAACTTCATAGCTTTCTGCGAGTAGTGCCTGATCTTAACCGGATCAGGCCTCATCCCTGTTGCTTTTGCGAATAGTACAACGCCGATAATGTACAGCTTCCACCACCACTTGAATTTGACGCTTAGCTTAAGCTCAACATGCGCCATGTCAATGCACCGTGTGATGCTCTAAGAACGGCATGTCTATAGAATATCCCATATCCTCAGCTAACAACCGAGCAGTTTCAAGTGCAGTATTGTAGCAAACAAGCATTTCCTCCGGCGACAAGTGCAGCGACGCAATCTCGCTATACGCTTCTTCTGACTCTTCGTGATCAATAAGTATTGACATTGATTTATACTCCGTGTATTGTTATGGGTATATTAGCACAGAATGGAGTTGAGACATGGGTGATCTAGCAGAAACGTTCGCGTTAATGAAAGAGCGAAAAAAACAATCAAAAGAAAAACGGTTAGAAAAGGCAAATCCAGAAGGATGGAGTCAGCATACGATATACCATTGGTATAGGTATATTAATGGCAAAAAGATAAATTATTACCCGTCAACAGGGCTTGTTATTATTGGGAAGAAAAGGCACAATATAAACAGCAAGTATATGAGAAATCTGTTGGGCGGTGAGCAATAATGAGAATACGAAACTACTTAATAATAGTCGTGTGTATTTTATTATCAAATCTAATAAACTATACAACATTTCATAGATTTTTAGAAATAACGGGACATCAATTAGCTGTTTTATACATCGTCGGCATATGGCATTGGAGTGAAAAATGAGCAACTCAACACTACTGCACGCATTGATAGCGGCAGGACTAACTTTATCAGGCACAAGCAACATACCAAAGGCCAAGCTTTATCATAAGCCCGAGCAATCAGAATCAGATAAAGCTATGGCATTGGAAAAAGCAGAAGCCAAACGTAAAATGAAGCGCGAGAAAGCGCTGAGGGGGAGCCATTAACAATGCACCTAAACACAAACACACTTCCGCCAATCTCCGACGTGTTCTGGCTTTGGATTAAGACAGATCAGGGCGAGTTGCGGAAGGTAAAACGTACTAGGATTATCGAATCACGCGACCGGTGGGAATGGCCTTGCTTGACCATCGACGGTGAAGAAAAGGTTTTCAACGTCACCGCATGGGCGTATACTTAACGCCCCCATGATGACTGCAAGTACCCCTACCGACGGATTGGCTCAACGATCCGTCATTACACACTGCTCTAACAGTTGAATACTCAGCAATAACAGAACCAATCAACAACCCAAACGCTACAGCGATAAGCAGTTTCATTACTTACCCTCTGTGTTCTGTGCCTTCGGTGTTCTTTGTGAGTCTTGTTTGTTTATAATAGCTGGCTGGTACACTACTAGGCTCAGAAGTGCAACAAACACAGCGCCTAGCACGGTTTTCACTATCCAGCTTTTAGCCTTAAGCAAAGGTTCGACTTGATCATGCCGCGCATAAGTCTCTCGCACATGCCGCTTAAACTCTTTCAAGTCTTCATGAATATCATCGTGACGTTTATCGATGTCTCGGAACTTGAGCGCATTCACGCGCTCATTGGCTTTGATGTCGCCCAGCACTGACAATACTTCGTCTACTTTGCCGGACAAGTTATCCATCAATTTCTCCATTCGTTCCATGCGATTATCGTCACTCATAATGCTAAGCGCTCACTGCGGTAAATACTAGCGAATATATGCACCATATGTCGGAATTATCTATATTCGCAAATTCAAGAATGTAATCAGTGTCAGATTCTAGCGCCCGCTTTGAGCCGGTTGCCGAGTACGTTACTGGGTTGCCTGAGCTGCCCTGAGTTGATGGAGTTCTAATTATATCAAACGCAGTACCACCACTGACTCCAGTAGCATCGTAAATAGCAACCGGCGAAGCCGTGCCTATACGCTCGTTTAGATTGGTAATAGCACCAACAATCTCAGAGCCTAACGTAAAAGTCGCGCCCTTGATCGGCTTGTATCGCAACCCGCCGCCAGTCGATACGCTACGAGATACAATATCAACATTATATCCAGCAGGGACTCTAAGCGCATAGTGTTTTGTTGCGCCTGTCACAACTTCTACTTCAATAGACAACGAATAGCCGACGCCTTGATCAATGTACTGCTCTAGCGTTGACTTTGATATTATCGGCTGTACTGTTCCGCCAAATGCTGTTCCGAAATTCATATCATAACCTCTTTAGTATAATTTAACATCATGCCTGCGCCAAGCCTTGCAGCATCAGTCCGCGAGCGGATTCTGGTGTTAGCTGTACTGAGAACTCAGGCCATGGCACAGCGCTATTCACTGATCGCAAGAAGTCACCCACATAATTATAGTCTGACTCAAACTGATCTGATTGATCGTTGTTATACTTAGCACACCATAGCCTGTGTGCTGGGTGTTCGAACAACATTAGAGCTTGCGACTTTGTTAACCACAGTGCCTTATCTGATTGAAGATACAACCACTTAGCAGCAATAACGGCTTGGTCATCATTAGACAATGCGTCTCCATTGGGTAGCTCGCTAGGCAATATGAACGGATCAACAGCGTCAGGCAGTGTCGCAACAAACACTGTATTAACCCCGTCATGACTGCCCGCAAACGGAAATCGCTTAGATAACTCCCAAGCCTCGCTACCCTCGACACTACGCTGCTCAGTTTTATAGATGCTCCACATTAGACGCCTCCGGCGATCTGGATAGTTCGCGTTGCACTCTGCCAAGCTGTTCCGTCATCAATCAGCGTGTAGAAATCTGCTTCATTTTCTGTAATGTTGATAGCAGATCCAACAACATTACCCTCAGCGTCGTGCAGGTCTGTTGAGGTTTTCCAGTCTTCATCAATCGGCATATGCAGCAACGTTCCATTGTTTCTGTCGCCGCCTGTCCAGATTTTAGCGTCCTTAAGTATCCCGCTGAAATACGGGATGCCTGTTGCTACGTCTATTGATGATCCAAGCGCATCAATACGCAAAACTGGAATTGCTTGGTTGTACGTTAACCCGAGATTACCGTCAAAACTTATTGTAAATATATTAGATATTTGTCGAACAACCATTTTATGCAGTTTATTGTCAGACAAGACCCCAAGGTTTGAGATTGTTCCTATTTTCAATGTACCTATATACACATCCCCATTAGATGCGAATGCAAATCTGGATGTGCCTCCACCTTTTTCTGTTAATACGTGCCCCCCGTTGCTATCGAACAGAATGTCTGACTCAAACTCGAAATCATCACCAGAGTTGATCAGCACACGATCATTCAGCGAATAATACATCAACCCCGCAGCACTCAGTGACGTAATGTAGCGCTGCACCGATGCTGGAAACGTCGGAATCTCAAAAGCCGGAGGAAAACTTCCCGCCTCGTATGATATATCAAAAGCTGGATCGAATACCGGCATAGTTACGACCTATTAGCGGTGATCGTTACTTGATAGTATGATGCGCCAGATGCGCCAGTTGGTGTGACGCGAACGGTTTTTATTGGCGAAGCAGCAGAAGCAAAAGCGCCGTCAACCGATACATCTACAGGAGAGTTGGCGAAAGCAGTATAAGTCTGACCGCCCTGTACAATGCCTTCAACAGCGAACGAACCGACAGGTGAAGCAGACGGGATAGTTAGCGCCGCATCGTCGAAGAAAGATAGGCCGACGGTTAGGCGGGGATAAGCAGGATCGAGATTGTCAATAGTAACAGGATCAGCAACTGGTGTTGCAATACTAGGTTTTATATACGCCATGATGCTAAAGCCCTATATTAGTTTATAGGGCTATTATAGCATATCACATTACTCTTGATCTGGCAAAGATTGCTGTCTAGATTGTCGAGTTGCTTTAGGCTTTTCTTCTTTAACTTCTGGTTTTCTTTCCGAGTAATAGCCGCTCGCTAAATACTCTTTATAATCAACTTCGTGACGAACATTAACCACTTCGCCATTCTCACCATAAAGTGTTTTCATTTTATCACCTCGCTAAAACAAGGGGTGATATACACCCCTTGTTCACAGTCAGATATTAAGCGCGACCACTTACACCGTATGCAGGCATCACCCAACAGCCGTACTTGATTGATGGTGAAGTACCGCCAATCGTCATAACTGCTCGGATTTTAGCCGCATCAGCATCGAACTTCGCAGCCGTTTCGCCGTCGATCAAGAAACGATAGTTACCCGCTTCAGTAATAGAAGGCGCTGTTAGCTGAGTAAACTGGTTCGCCCCGGCAGAATCCAAAGACTCAATAGTTAGAACATAGGTTTCGTCAGCATCAGTACGATCAACAGACTGAACATTCAAGATAACCGCAAAACCGTTTGCAGCATCAAGATTGAAGTCGATAGCGGTGCCCGTAGTCGTAGATGTTACCGCAGCAGCATCAGGATCTCGCAGCTCAACAGATGCTTCAGCATCATAAATTACACTAGCCATTATTAACCTCCGATTATGCCACTACAGGCGCATTTTTAATACCGCGCAGACGGGCAGCAGACTTATCACCCAACAACACAATACCGTTATACCACTCAACAACTGTTCGGTACTTGGTACCATCGTCAAGCAAACCAAGATCACGCGCATCCATCGTGCCATTCTGAATACCCATTAGCTGGTTATCGCCGATTGACATGCAGTAGATAGATGTTGAAACCGCAGCACCGCCGCCCGGACTCGCCTCATCAAAAGCTAAAATCTGTTGGCGAGAAGCGTCTTCATCAATGATAACAATCGGCAGATCGTTATACATAGTGATACGGCGACCGAAATCATCAACACCGTGAGTGATGAAGCCTGAAACGCCAGTGCTACGAGTTGCAGCATTAAGTAATCGCAACATTGTGCGGTTCATTGCTAAGTGCGTAGGAGAGTCTACAGCGTCAATCAGCTCATCAAGCTTAAGCAAAGACAAAGCATCACCGCCGCTAGTTGCACCGGCATCAATAACCTGAGAGCCAGTCAATCGAACTTGAAGGCCATCAAACTCTCGTGGATTACTAGAAGAATCACCTTTGATGAAAGTACGCGACCAGTTTAGAGCCATCGCTTTCATCTTGCTGCGCTCTTGCATTTCGCGCTGATCTTCACCGTGAGTATCCACGATGAACTTATCAACATCTACAGAGCCGCCAAAGATTTTCAACGTCTCAGTCTGAGGGTTGATAATCCCAGTGTCAGGAGTAAATGATTCGTTAACACCACGGAAAGCAACGCCAGCAAGCGCCTCTTCTTGGTTGTAAGTGTATGCAGCGCCCGGAATACCCATAAATGGGATAACGGACATTACATTGCCATATGTACCGATTGTCTCGATAACTCCCTGACGAAACACATCGCCAGAGTGAAGCTTGGCCGCTTCAAAAAGTGTCAATGCTGCCATTGTCAGCTCACCTCTATATCGTTAATTTAACGTTACTAGAGGGGAGCTATTCGCTCCCCGTCTCATCATCCAGCAGCCCTGCGAGCCGCACGAATTTTTTCCTGCGGCGTCATTTTGCTAAGATCACCGCCAATTCCATGCTGAGTTCGATTACCGCCACCGTTAGCACCTCGGAATCGGTACGGCTTTGAACTCATCATCTCTTTCAACCATTCGGACTCTCGCATCGGGCCATCTGCCGTCTGCTTTGGAATCCCATCCGCGCCAAGAACAATAATATTACCCTTATCATCCAAAGACAACTGATCAAGCGCGTCACGCTCAATCTCTGGAATAGCAAGCGGATCTACAAGCTCATTATGAGCAAGCGCCATTCCTAATTTCCGCTTAAGCTCTGAGTTGTGGAGATTCCTATTTAGCTTTTCAGCCGTACTTTCAAAATCTTTCAACTGCTTAAGGTACTCTTGCTCCTTGATCATAAAATCAGACTGTTGAGCACTTAAACGCTCTTGAAGCTCTCCGCCTAGAGATCGCTCGTAAGAGTCGAACCCCTCTGTGCTGATCTTTTTAAATCGCGGGTCATCAGCAAGCTTCTTATACAAATCTGGATCAATACCGCTATACTTTTCTTTCGTCTTGTTAAGCTGATCGAGAATGCTGTTTTTCGTTGCCTCTAATGCGCTGTTGCGCTCAGAAACAATTTCATCTAGCTTTGCTTGAGGGACAAACCCCGCTGACTCGATTGCTTTTGCTACTTCTGGATCGTTAACATCTATTGTCATGACAACCGTTCCTGTTGGTTAGTTGCTCGATAATCTGTTGATTATCTATTAATATCAGCTTACTGTTGCAAGCCTTTAATATGCGTATTATATCACAGTTATTAAACGGTCAATCCTCGCTCGTCTAGCTCATCTCTAATACGCTCAATCTCTTCAATAACATCAACATCGTCTGCCAATTCACCACGACGCTTAATCTCTGAAAGCATCGTTGATAGAGATAACTGGCCTTTTTCGTTCATGCTTGATAAATCAGAGACAGTCCTGTCGCCAAGCGATATCGAGAAGTCTTTATTTGCCTCTACCGTAAACTCTGGAAGCATGACTTCCGGCATATACGAAGCAAACATTTCGATAATGCTTTTTGCAAACGACTCAACAGCCTCGGCATGAAGTTTAAGTTTTGCGCTTGAGCTATCAGCTTGAACCGCTCTACCTGTTGCGGTCTCTCTAGCTCCGGCAGTAACAGACACAGAGCTATCCATTTTTGACGCTTCTGCGCGTTTTTCTATTGAAGCTAGCTTTTCAGCGCCTGCTTTCTGAGCATTGCCGTTAGTTTCTACCCATTTAATCTCCGATCCGTATGGAAGTTCGACATTGATATAACTAGCTAGTGCACTAATCTTAGGCATTTCAGATGCTATTGCTTGCTCGCCTGCAATTGTTATCAAGAACGGAATAAGATAAAAATGGCTAGCCCAGCTTAAGTCAGAATCTACTTGTGTGTGCTGTAGGTTGATGTACGCCAAATCCTCAAACACTGACGCAGCATTTAACACACCTAACTTCCTGCCGTACATGACTGACACGGGTATTCTGTCAATTATGCGGTCTTGATTTTCATCATATCGAATTATATTTCCGCTATCGTATAGCGAATCATTCCCTTTCTCGTCTTTGCGATAAATCTCATAGCGCGTAGGATAAACAACACGAACCTGTTCAACACGATCAGATCCTATAAAGTCGTCTTCTATTGACGCTTCTTCCCTAAATCTAAGCATGGTTATATTTCCGCTTTCATCGAATTTATATCCGAGTAAATCGAAATAGGAAACCATTTTCAAAAACGGCCTAGCTGTTTCAATCTGGTCTGATAATCGCTCTGAGCCGGTTGGGTTATTGAAGTCAACAAACGCAATAGCCATACCGTAAGCAAGAGACTCCTCTGTTGCCCGCATTAGCCACTCATTAAGATCGGAGCCTACCAAATCGCAGTTGTCCATAACGGACAATAGACGATCAGGAAACGATTCCTTGTTTTTAATAGTGATAGGGTTTTTAAATATTTGCCCTGCGGCAGAGCTGACAGCGTTTTTTAGGAACGGCGTAACGTAAGTTCTGATAATTCGGTTTTTGTAAACCTTGTTAGATTCGTTTTCTTCGCGAAGAATATACTCAGTAATAGACGGCTCAGATTCGCCGTTCTTGTTTTCAATGATATTTCTAATACTTGCGGTACCGTTCAGAATAGCGCGAACAGGTCTGTTTCTTCGCTTCATTTCTGAAACTAGCGTTGTTTCTTGATATGCATTAAGCTGTTGTGACACGTCGGCGCTACCTGATTTACTAGATAGCGCCTATTGTATCACATTAGACACGGCCCCACTTCGGGCTTCCGTTGCTTTTGACGATGTGAGGGTGACGCAGGACTAAGACCTTTGCTTTGTCGCAGTCAATGCCTATTTCACCGCTGTCTGAGAACCACGTAACGTACGCCGTGTGGTTTTGGTCGTAGTCGTGCACACTTACACGGCACGATAGCCGGTCAGGCACTGCAACTGTGCGAACGCTGCTACCCTCATGGATCACCATTACACATCCGTCATCGCATGGCGCAACTTCGATATATGTCTGCGGTATAGCGTCGTCTCCGTCGCGAGTACAGAAATACACAGGCTTACTAGGCGTTAGTATCAACATGCTACCACCATTCCTGATAAGACACCAACGATAAGCCCAATGGCGCAGTACAGCAATAGCTCATGCGGTGTTTGGTCTGTTGTGTGATCTTCAGGTTCTCCAAAATCCCATTTTGGCGTAAAGCCGGGTAGAGATACAACATCATCATACACCAAAACCATTTCTGTACCGTCTGAAAATATATACAAAATTCCATCTAAATAATCTAAATCATATTTAGTTTTCCCTAGTTTTTCTTGTGACGAGGGGATTTCCTCGCGAACAACCTTATACTTCTCATTATGCTCAACAAAAGCCTTCATGTTTTCTGTCATGCTCATTTCCCTTCCTCCAGATAATACTCATCAACTATCGACTTGGCCTTATTGTATAGCGTCTCGTCGCCTTCTGTCAATACTTTTAGTAGTTCTTGCTGGTCGCTGCCACACGGTTCGTTAGCGCTAGCGCTCGCTTCAATAGCTTTGCATCTGTTGCATTTGTTTTTGCACATTAGAATAGATCCTTTATGTCGTTTTTTAATTGTCTGATATAGCCAAATGCACCTTTCGCATCAAGCCACTCATTTTTATATACGCATTCTATCAAGTAAATAACCGATACGGCAAACACTATAAACAAAGCAGCAAAAACAACAACTAATACAACAAGTAATGACATACCAAGGATAGTTACTAAGATCGGTTTATGATACAGAAACACCAACGGGGATAATATTGAAACTAGCACAAAAGGAATTATAATCCTTGGTTTTAGTAACTTATTCATCATCCCCTCCATTATTCCATCGCTCAACATCTTCATCATCAGCGCCGTAAACAATACGGCCACATGATGCGCACTCTATTTTCTCGACATCACAACCGCAAAAGCTATTCTTATTGCATTCGCATTTCCAGAAGATCGGATCTTGGTTGCAGCATGGTGATACTGACAACTTACTCATCAAACAATTCCTCTTTGGTTGCGGGTCTTGCGTGTTTCCAGTATATATCACGACTATCTTCAAGAAACCGAAAATCATGATTAATATTATTTTTAACCTCAACTATCAATCTAAGTTGACGCTCTGATTCATTATCATTCCACACCCAGCAAGGCACACCTTTTTCAGGAATGTTGTCGTACCAGTTTTGCTCTTTGTAAAATTGCGCATGGAATGCACTGGTTAGGGTGCTATTGTCGAACCGAAAAGGTGACGTGCTCTCACATTCATCATAGTATACTTTAATGCCACCCTTAGTATAAAACACCTCGCCATCCATTAGGCGTTGAATCTTCTCTTTGATCGTCATATTAACAGGTACTAGGTTCATGCTATTCTCCTTTGTTTTCGCTATTGTCTCATGGGTTGTTGTTCGTGTCAATGGTAGTCACACATCAAACAACTTAACAATTCGTTTTAAGTCTTCTTGTGACAGCTCAAGCTCTCTTCCGTTATCGAGAGTTAAATAAACCAATCCCTCTTCATTATAAATCCCGATTTCTATATCAGGAGGAGTT